TCCACCTCGGCCACCAAGAAGGCCCCCTACGTCCTGCACCAGCTGATCACCGCCAAGGACGAGCAGCCCTCCGGGCAGAACCCGAAGGCAAGCGCCGTCGTGAGAAGCATCTGCTGCGTGTATTCGGATGACGAGCAGGAAGGCGGTCTGATGCTCCTGAATCTGATGGAGCGGATCCGGATTGCGCTGCTCCGCACAACTATCATCGGCAACCGCTATCAGCTGGACATGGAAGCCGGCGTGGAGTGCCTTGTCTATCCCGATGACACGGCGCCCTATTTCGTCGGTGAGATGGTCACCAACTGGAAGCTGCCATCTATCGAAAGAGAGGTACGCCAATGGCTGTGAAATCCCCCAAGGCGGACAAGCCTACCGCTGGCTTCTCCGTCTATCTCGGCCCGAGTCTGGCGGGCGTAATCCAGACGATGACCATTTTCCCCGCTGGCAGGGATGAAGCCCTGAAGCTGCCCGAGCTGGCGTTTGCCGTGGAGAAGAAGCCCGGCATCGCCGATCTGGTGGTGGACGGCAACACGCTGCCGGAGGACCGCATCAAAGTCAAGACGCCCGGAGAGGAGCTGTACAAGAAGTACCGCGCTCTCCGGAAGAAGTAAGAAGGAGGAATACCTACTATGGCAAATCATGGCGTCTTTGTTACCGAAGCCGCGACTGGTGTGGCCACCCCCAACCAGGCGACTTCCGGTATTCCCTTTGTGATCGGCGTCGCGCCCCTGTCCCTCGCGGACAATCCGGCGACTGCGCTGACCCCCGTGCTGGCCACCTCTTTCGCCGAGGCCGAAGACCAGCTCGGCTATTCCGACAACTGGATCGACTACGGCATCAGCGAGTTCATGTACTCGCACTTCAAGCTGTGCGCCCAGCAGCCGGTGATCTTCCTGCCCCTCACGGAGACCATCGCCAACCAGAAGTTCTCCGGCACCGGCAGCCTGAAGGAGTTCACCATCACCGCCAAGCCGGAGACCGTCCAGAAGGTCACCGTGGGCGCTGCTGAGGTGGAGATCGCCTCCTACGACAAGAGCACCGGCAAGGTCACCCTGGTCAACGCCCCCGCGTCCGGCACGGATAACGTGACCGCCTACTACCTGACCCGCCCGTCTGCTGCCGACGCCGCCGCCGCGGTCGAGAAGATCGATCTCTGCATGGCCATGTTCGGCATCATCCCGGACCTGATCGTCGCCCCGGGCTTCTCCGAGAGCTCCACCGTCGCCGCCGCCATGGCTGCGAAGGCCGGCGCGATCAACGGCATCTTCAAGGGCCGCGCCATCGTGGACATCGACAGCGTGACCAACGCCACCTACACCGCGGCCGTCACCGCGAAGAACAACGGCAGCTTCGATGAGACCGAGATCATCTGCTGGCCCTGCGGCAAGCTGGGCAGCATGATCTTCCACGGCTCCACTCTGGAGGCCGGGCGCATCGCCATGACGGACACCGCCAACAGCGGCGTTCCCTACGAGAGCCCGTCCAACAAGGTGGTCAGCATGGACAGCCTCTGCACCAGCGAGGGCACCGAGATCATCCTCACGCTGGCTCAGGCCAACATCCTCAACGCTGCGGGCATCAACACCTTCCTGAACTTCATCGGTGGCTGGAAGGCCTGGGGCAACGTCACGGGCTGCTATCCCAGCAACACCGATGTGAAGGATTACCTGATCCCCGTCGCCCGGATGTTCGACTGGGTGGGCAACAGCCTGATCAAGACCTTCTGGGGCAAGCTGGACAACCCCATGAACCGCCGCCTGATCGACACCATCCTCGACAGCTGCAACATCTGGCTCAACGGTCTGGTGGGCCGCGGCTACCTGCTGGGCGCCAGGGTGGAGATGCTGGATGCGGAGAACCCGCTGACCGACCTCATGGCCGGGAAGATCACCCTCCACGTCTATCTGACCCCGCCTTCTCCCGCGCAGGAGATCGACTTCGTTCTGGAATACGACGCCTCCTATGTGGAGAGCGCCCTTTCCGCGTAAAGGAGGACAATGAATCATGGATCAGAGCAACATCAACTTTGCCATCTACGAGGACGGCACCGAGTACCTGGGCATGGCCTCTGTCGGCATGCCCACTCTGAGCAACCTCGTCCAGAGCATCAACGGCGCCGGCATCGCCGGTAACGTGGAGGCGATCATCAAGGGCCATGTGGACACCATGACCCTGACGCTCAACTTCCGCACCACCACCCCCGCCAGCGTCCGTCTGAGCGAGGTGCGCCGCCACACCATTGACCTGCGCGTCGCGCAGCAGAACGAGGACCCCGTTGACAACGACATCACCGCTCAGCCGGAGAAGCATGTCATGGTGGTCATCCCCAAGACCCACAACGTGGGCAGCATCGCCCCGGCCTCTCCGTCCAACGGCACCGGCGAGTACGCCGTCCGCTACTGGGCGACCTGGATCAACGGCCAGAAGGTCCGCGAGATCGACCCGATGAACTTCATCTATGTGGTCGATGGCGTGGATTACCTCGCCGACGTCCGCAAGGCCCTGGGCAAGTGAGCATCAACCGGGCGGGAGGCAAACGTCTCCCGCCCAATTCATGAAAGGAGCATAACATGAACGAGGAAATCAAAGCGCCCGTCATCGACGAGGAAGAGTATGAGGCTGCGGTCAAAGAGGCCGAGAACAGCCAGGACACCTACACCCACATTTTCCCCAAGCCCTTCACCTTTGAGGGTGAGAGCTTCGATTCCCTGACCTTCGACTTCGGGAAGCTGACCGCCGCCGATTCCCTGGCGATCGAGGCAGAAATGGCCTCCCTCGGTCAGCCCACGATCATCCCGGAGTTCTCCGGAGACTTCCTCATCCGTATGGCTATGAGGGCCTGCACGGACCGCCGCTCGGACGGCCGGAAGCTCGGCTTCGACGCCTTCCGCACTCTCCCCATGGCGGCGTATGTCCGCATTCGCGGTAAAGCGCGTTCTTTTTTGCTTCGTGCGGGGTCGTGACCGGCGACGGTGGACGCTGGCTCCGCAAGCAGTGCCTCATCATGGCGCGTAACAATAACACACCGATTACCTACTTCCTCTCCTGCACCTTCCGGGAACTTTCGGTCTGGATCCAGACCAACAACGAGATCGTGAGGGAGAGCAAAAAATCCTGAAAGGAGGGCTGATATATGGCTTCGAGGCGAGAGTATGAGATGCTGTTCTCTCTGAACGCTCAGCTGGGAGGCAATTTCACCGGCACGTTCAGCAAGGCGCAGCAGCAGCTTCTCTCCATGCAGAAGGACATCCAGGCGCTGAATAAGACGCAGTCCGATATATCGGCCTATCAGAAGCAGCAGCAGGCTGTCGAGGGTACGCAGAAGAAGCTCGAAGTCCTCCAGCAGCAGTACGACAACATCCAGCGGGAAATCCAGGAGACGGGCGGCTTCTCCTCCGAGCTGGAAAACAAGCTGCTCTCCAAGCAGCAGCAGATCGATAAGACCTCCGCCTCTCTGGAGCGGCAGACGCAGAAGCTCGACCAGATGGAGGCTGAGCTGCGCGAGGCGGGCGTCGATACCGGCAATCTGACCAAGGAATCCGAGCGGCTGGCCGCGGAAATGGCCGACCTCAAAAAGAAAGAGGAAGACGCCGCAGAGGGCGCGGACAGCTTCGGGAAGAAGACCGGCGACGCATTCAGCGCAGCCGGAGCCGCAATCGCGGCGGCGGGGATCACCGTCGCCCTGAAAGAGATCTACGAGGGGTACAAGCAGTGTATCTCCATCGCCGGTGATTTCGAGGCCTCCATGTCCAACGTGGAGGCCCTTTCCGGCGCTTCTGCCGAAGAACTGGTGCAGCTCTCCGCGATGGCGAAGGAGCTGGGCGCTACCACCAAATTCACCGCCAAGGAGAGCGCCGACGCCATGGGCTACATGGCTATGGCGGGCTGGTCTGCCGAGCAGATGCTCGAAGGTATGCCTGGCGTGCTCTCCCTTGCCGCAGCAGCCGGTGAAGACCTCGCCACCGTGTCTGATATTGTCACGGATTCCATGACCGCATTCGGCCTCAGCGCGGCCGACACGAGCAGATACGCCGATGTGCTGGCCGCTACCGCAGCCAACGCGAACACCTCCGTCGGCGTCATGGGCGAGACCTTCAAGTACGCTGCGCCTGTCGCCGGAGCCCTGGGATACTCCATCGAGGACGTGTCCACCGCCATCGGCCTCATGGCCAACGCCGGCATCAAGGGCAGCAACGCAGGCACCGCGCTCCGCAATGTGTTCAACGGACTGCTGGAGGGCGTGACCCTGACGGGCGAGGCCTTCGGCGAATGCACCGTCTCGGCGGTCCGGGCAGACGGCACCATGGCCGACTTCTCCGACACCATTGACGAGCTGCGCGGCTACTTCAATCAGATGACCGAGGCCGAGCGCGTGAACAACGCTATGGCCATTGCCGGGCAGCGCGGCTATGCCGGTCTGCTGTCCATTCTGAACGCCTCCGAGGCGGACTACGCCAAGCTGACGAACAGCATCAACAACTGCACCGGCGCGGCGCAGAAGATGGCCGACGTGAAGATGGACAACATGGTCGGTCAGCTCACGCTGATGAACTCCGCGTGGGAGGCTGTGCAGACCACCATCGGGGAGCAGTTCACCCCCATCCTGTCGAAGCTCTACGGCATGTTCGCCAATGTGCTGTCGGGGATCAACACCTTCCTCCAGAAAAATCCCGGCTTGATCAAGGCGATCACCGCCTTCATCGGCGTCATCGGCCTGGTGGTGGGCGGCATCGTTGCCTACACCGCAGCGGCGAAGCTGGCCGCTATTGCAAGCGCCGCGCTCTCTGCATCCATTCCCGGCCTGAACATCATCATGGCCGTCACCGCAGGCATCGCCGCTCTGACCGCCGTGTTCGTCGGCCTTGCCTCCGCGACCAAGGCGGAGGAAAACGAGGTCCTGACGCTCACCGCCACCTCCAAGGAGCAGTATTACCAGCTGCAGGAGCTCCGGTCCGAATACGAGGAAGTCTGCGACACCTACGGGGAGACTTCCGACCAGGCGCGGTATCTGGCGTGGAGGATCGAGGATCTTTCCGAAAGCTTCAATGCCAGCAAGCAGACCGTCGAGGAATACATCGAAGGCTGCAAGCGGCTGAACGAGAGCCTCAACGACACCCTGGACAAGAACAGGGACACCTTCAACGAGATCGACACCAACGAGGGGACCACCCTTGCGCTGGTGCACCGCCTGGAAGAGCTTGCGTCGCAGACGGAAAAGACCGTCAGCACGCAGGAGGAAATGAAGGCCATCATCAAGGAGCTCAACGAGACCGTCCCCGGCCTCGCGCTGAGCTACGAAGATGTGGCCAACGGCGTCGGCGACTTCGGCGAGGCCATCGAGCAGATGGTGAGAGCAGAGGCCGCGACGAAGCGGTACGAAGCGGCGCAGCAGGGCATGATCGATGCTCTGAACGTCCAGTATGAGGCAAGCCGGAAGCTCAACGATGAGACCGAAGGCCTGCTGCATCAGAGAGAGCTTGAAGCCGCGAAGGTCGATGACCTCAAAGCTGCATACGACAGCGCGAGGACCGCCCATGAAAACTGGGTAAACGAGGGCGGCAGAGGCAACTACGGCGACACGCTTGCGAAGGCCGAGAAAGAAGCCAAGGCGGCGTATGAAGCCTCGCGGGATGCCCTTGCCGACTACGATCAGCAGATTCAGGAAACCCAGGAAACGGTCAGCACGGCAGAAGCGGACTATGCCCGATACAAAGCTGAGCTGGTCGATTATGTGGAGGCCATCGGCAGCAGCGCGGACGGAACCGTGGAGCTGGCCGAGGCCATCAACAACACCACCGAGAGCGTCCGGCTTCTGACAGAGGAATACCGCGCCGCCTATGACGCGGCATACTCCAGCATCACCGGCCAGTACGAGCTATGGGATGAAGCCGGAGAGGTCACGGCCAAGAAGATCGAGGACATCAACAAGGCGCTGGAATCCCAGATCGAGCACTGGAACGCTTACAACGACAACCTGTCCTCCCTCCGGGAGCGCACCGGAGATATCGACGGCCTGAGCGACGTGATCGCGTCCTTCGCTGACGGCTCCGACGCCTCCGTTGCGGCGATCGCCGGCATGGCCACCGCTTCGGATGAAGAACTGAAGAAGATGGTGAAGCAGTGGCAGGATCTGCAGAAGACGCAGGCCGAGACCTCTGACACCATCGCCGAGTTCAAGACCGACTTCACCGAGCAGATGAACCAGCTCACGGATGACCTCCGTGCCGACATCGACAAGCTGGACGTCAGCGATGAGGCGGCGGCAAACGGCAAGGCGACCATCCAGGCGTTCATTGACGCGGCTGCGGAAATGGAGCCTCGCGTCCGGTCCGCGTATGCGAAGCTGGGCGCCTATGCCTCCGCTGCGCTGAGCGGCGCTTCCGGAAATTACAGCAATCCCGTCAACACGCACGGCTGGTACTCCAACGCCTACGCCTCTGGCACGGACAGCGCCGCGCCCGGCCTCGCCCTTGTGGGCGAGGAAGGACCGGAGCTTGTCATGCTCCGCGGCGGGGAAAAGATTCTCAATGCCGAGGAAACGAAGGAGCTGCAGCGTGAATACGTCAGCATCGCTCCGGCGTTCCTCGAATACCTCCACGCATACGCCGAGGGGACAAGGAGCGCCGCGCCCGGCCTCGCCCTTGTGGGCGAAACCGGAACGGAGGCGGTCATCACGCCCCGGGTCATCCCCGCGGAGGAGGCAATCTATGATCCTCCGGCACGGGAGGCCAGCGGCGGCGGCATCGTCGTGACCTTCTCCCCGGTTTACAACATCAACGGAGACATGAATCCGGAGGAGCTGGAAACGGTGCTCCGGGAGCATGACGAAGACCTAAAGGGGCAGCTGGAGGAGCTGCTTGAAGAAATTGAGGCTGACAGGGCAAGGAGGGCGTACAGATGAGCACCTACACCACGAAACAGGGTGACACCTGGGACGGCATCGCCTACGCCCAGATGGGCAGCAATGGCTACACAAAAGACCTGATGTGGGCCAATCAGAAGTATCTGGACTACTACACTTTCCCCGCGGGAATCGTCCTGACCCTGCCGGAGCAGAGCGTGGCCGTTGAAAGCACCGCGCCTCCGTGGAAGCAGGTGAACGGATGAGCGACGTCAACATGGCGCGGAGAGCGGAGCTGGAGGTCTGCTTCGACGGTGTGAACATCACCGCCTCGATGAAGCCCTATCTGCTCTCCCTGACCTATACCGACCGGGAAGAAGATGACGCGGACGATCTGGTGATCAAGCTCCAGGACAGCTCGTCCATCTGGATGAAGAGCTGGCTGAACTGGGCTGTGGACGCTTCTTCTTCTCCCGCCACGCCGGAGCAGACGGCGATCACTGCCGTCTACAAGGTCACTCCGGCAATCGGCCTCAATGTCCGCTCCGGCCCGGGCACGAACTACAACAAGCTCGGCGCTCTGGTCTGCGGTACGGAAATCGTGGTCGAGGGCTTCAACAACGGCTGGGCGCAGATCACATACAACGGCAAGACCGCCTATGTCAGCGCCACCTACATCCAGCAGGTCGGCGAAGCCACCGAAAAGACCAGCGCCGCCAGCCGGGGCATGACCATCCAGGCGATCATCGCCCGGAGGAACTGGCGCGGAGGCGGCGGGGATGATGTTCTGGACACCGGTCTGTTTGAACTGGACAGCGTGAGCTGCGACGGCCCGCCCTCCACCGTGACCATCAAGGCCACGGGCCTGCCCTTCACCGCCGCCATCCGGCAGACAAAGAAAAGCAGAGCGTGGGAGGAATACAACCTCACCGGCATCGCCGGGGAGCTGGCCACCACCAACGGCATGACCTGTATGTACCTCGCCAAGCCCGACCCGTTCTATCAGAGGGTCGAGCAATATCAGGTCAGCGACATCGAATTTCTGAAACAGCTCTGCCACGACGCAGGGCTTTCCCTCAAAGCGACCAACAAGGCAATCGTGATCTTCGAGCAGGCCGATTATGAGGCCAAGAACGCGGTTATAACCGTCAAGAGAGGCGGAGGGCTGTACACCAAGTACAAACTCTCCATGAGCACCGCGGACACGCAGTACGCCTCCTGCCGCGTCTATTACGACGATCCGGCGACCGGCAAATGCATCGAGGGCACGGCCTACTGCGAGGACTACGACAGCAGCAAAGACACAAATCAGCAGCTCGTTCTCTGCCGGAAGGTGGGGAGCATCGGAGAGGCGCAGGCGCTGGCCGAAAAGAATCTCCGGCTGCACAACAAATTCGCCCGGACCGTCCAGCTCACCATGACGGGAGACACCCGGCTCCTCGCCGGCGTGAATATCCAGATGGAGGACTGGGGCGGCTGGGATGGCAAGTACATCATCACCCAGGCGAAGCACTCCGTGGGCTCCAGCGGCTACACCACGGTCATCAACGCCCGGCGCGTTCTGGAGGGATACTGATGGACTATGAGAAAATCCTGTCCGGCCTGGTGCGTGTCGGGACCGTGACGGACGTGGACAGCGTGAAGCGCCTTGCGCGGGTGAAGTTCCAGGGCGAGGGCTTCACGTCCGGCTGGCTCCATGTGCTTCAGCACAGCGGAGCTGAGGTCTACGTCGAGCCCGATGGAAAGCATACGCATTCCATCAGCGACACATACACAGGCGGCGGCTCCGCGAGTACGGAGCCGGATCACGATCATTCGCCGGGTACAAAGGTGACGGTCTGGATGCCGAAGGTGAACGATAAGGTCCTGGTGATCTACCTTCCGGTATTCAATGCTGACGGCTTCATTTTGGGAGGGATCGGATAATGGTACTCGGAGCATTGGGGGATATCGTCTTCCAGGTGTCGGATGATACCGTCAAGACCCTCAACAACCTGAGCTGGGGAGGCTCGGCGCGGTACGCCACACATCAGCGGCACGGCTACCACGCCATGACCGAATACACCGGCATGGGTGCAGACACCATCAGCTTCGACATGATCCTCTCGGCATACCTCGGCGTCAATCCGCAGGCCGAGATATCCAAGCTCTTTGGCTATGAGCGGAACGGCACGGCGCTTTCCTTCGTGCTGGGGAACAAGGCCTATGGGAAATTCCGATGGGTCATCACGAAGCATTCCATGAAATCGCAGTATTTCGACGGGGACGGCAGCATCACGCAGTGCAAGGTCACCGTCAACCTGCAAGAGTACATCTACTGGTAAGGAGGCGGCTGTATGTCCTATACCGTAACTGCCTCGCGGAAGATCCGGCTGAACGAGCCGGACCGCATCGAATCGATTCTGCAGAACATCTCCATCATCCTCCGGACATGGCGCGGGGATGTTCCGCTTTATCGGGAATTCGGCTTGCCCATGGCTTTCCTGGACAGACCGATGAACACAGCGGCCCCTACGCTGATCGTGGAGATCAGAGAGGCCATCCAGCGGTACGAGCCGAGGGCAGAATTCGTCTCTGCCAGATTTACGCAGGACCCCTCCGGGATCCTGTCCCCGGAAGTGGAGGTGAACATTATCGATGAGTAGAAACACGGAATATGAGATCATCCCGACCGACACCACGCAGATGGTGGATCAGATGATCGCAGACTATGAGGCCATGACCGGCGAGACCGTCCGGCCTGCCAGCCCGGAGAAACTCATGATCCAGTGGGTCGCCTCCATCATCCACGCGGAGCGGGTGAAGGGCAATTTCGCAGCGAATCAGAATCTTCCCTCCCGAGCGATCGGAGAGAATCTGGACGCTCTCGCTGAGCTGTTCTACGCCCAGGAGCGGACACCGGCGAAGCCCGCCGTATGCACGGTGCGCTTCCATATCTCCGAGGCGCAGGATTCCGCAGTCCTCGTACCTGTGGGAACGCGGGTGACGGACGGATCGCAGACCCTCTACTGGGAGACGCTGGAGGAGGCGTGGATCGCCATCGGCGACACCTACGTTGACGCTCAGGTGCGCTGCCAGATGGCCGGCACTGTCGGCAACGGCTGGGCCGCAGGAAGCCTTGATACCATCGTGGACGTGTATGACTATTACTCCGCCGTAGAAAACATCACAGAAAGCGACGGAGGGGCCGAGGAGCTTACGGACGATGAGTTCTATGAGATCCTCCGCGCGTCCATGGACAGTCTCTCCACGGCCGGGGCCAAAGGCAACTACATCTACCACGCGAAGGCGGTGTCCTCGGAGATCGCCGACGTGGTGGTGAACTCTCCCTCTGCCGGAGAAATCCGCATCTATGTCCTGGACGCGGACGGTCAGACGTGGGTGGATCCGGATGACGAGAGCAACACCAAGGTCTTCCCCGGCAAGGCGGGCAGCACGCTCAAAGGGCTGGTCAAGGATGCCTGCAACGACGATTCTGTCCGGCCTCTGACGGATAAGGTGGTCATGTCCGATCCCACGGAGTACGCCTACAACATCACCCTGACCTACTACATCTCCAGCCAGGCAGACCAGACCGCCACCATCGATCAGGAGGTGGCCGACACCGTTGACGCCTATATCCGCTGGCAGCAGGGCAAGCTCGGCAGAGACATCAATCCGTCGAAGCTGATCTCCATGCTGATGGGGATTTCCGGCATCAAGCGCGTGGACGTCACCGCGCCGGTCTATCATGCTCTGCAGGACGGCGACCTGAGCCTCTATGAGACTGATCCTGTCATCCTGGCCGACACCATCCCCTACATCGGCAAGGTGGGCACCATCAGCCTGACGAATGGAGGCCCGGAAGATGAGTGATCACGGCTACACCGAAGCGAACTTCCTCATGCAGCTGCCGAAGGTGCTGGCCGAAGACGAGCGGATGTACGCGCTGGCCACCGCCATCGCGAGGGCGCTCATGACGCATCTGGCCGACCTTCGGGACGAGGAGATCTACACTCGCATCGACGAGCTGCCGGAAGCCCTGCTGGACATCCTGGCCTATGACTTCAAAATCGACTGGTACGATTACGACTATCCCGTCGAGGCGAAGCGCAACCTGTTCAAGACCAACTACTACGTCCACCGTCACCTTGGCACGGTGGGCGCGGTGAAAGAGGCAATCTGCGCACTCTATCCGCGCTCCGGCATTCTGGAATGGTTCGACTATGAAGGCGATCCCTACCACTTCATCGTGGCATTGGAATCCGGCTTCCCGGTTATCCCGGTCTCCAATACGGATGTGCTGAAAGCGGTCTACACCTACAAATCGCTCCGGAGCCACATGGATGCCATCGTCTACCGGACCACGACCATCGTGGGTATCGGGCTTTCGACTGGCTATGTGCATTACTGGGGCCGCATCTGCGGCACCTATCCGGATCGAGCGCGGCTCGGCGAAATCCTTGCCGCGCTGATCCAGCTCGGCACCCATCCGGAGGGCGTGGTCTACGCAAACCCCAACACCGGCGAGATCGACGCCGGAACCTTCCCGGCCAGAGCCGTGCAGGGCATGATTCTGACCGGAGACCTTGAAGTAAACACATCCTCCACGGATGCGCTTGCTTATAGCGCCCGACTGTGCGGTACAGCGCCGGGTGGAATTCTTTGAAAGGTGGGATTATGAATGCTTGATGCCGCAGGAATTGCGGACTACCGCAGCTTCACCCAGCGCCGGATCGCCTATGCCCGGTATCGCGTCGGCAGCACTTACACCCGGGTGCCGCTCTCCAGCGTTGCCGTTCTCCCCAACGGCGTTGTCAGGGCGCAGCTCAACATCAACTCCGGTGGCAGCTCCATGACGGTCAACCGCGTGGAGCTCTGGAACTCTGCCGGGGAGCTGTTCGCCCATGAGGACGTCTCCATCACGATCAATTCGGGACAGACCGGCATCCTGTATTGGTTCGACTTCAACATCAAGGAGGTGGCAAGCTAAATGTACGATTGGACTACCTGGCTCGACCATGTAACGAGCCCTTCCAATGTGTTCCGCATCGAAGACCAGGGCGGCGGTCTGTATAAGATCACGCTGGCCGGGACGGTCATGCAGCAGGGCACGCCGCAGGATCAGACGCGATTCAACAACATCGAATCCGGCATCGTGGACGCTCATGCAGCAGTTGACCTTCTCATCAACTTCGCCAGACAGCTTGGCTGGACGCAGGACGATATCCTGACCTGGCTCGGCAAGGTGAACACCGTCTATGTCGGCACCGCAACGCTGACGAACTCGGAGGAGTTCCCGTTCCACTCCGCTCCCCAGAGCGTCAGCATCGGCGCCACGCTGGACAACGCCTATTACGAGGTCCAGACCAAGGTGACGTCGTTTACCGGAAACGTGGGCGAGGTCGTGGTCAGCGACAAGCTCACCAACGGCTTCAAGCTCTCCTGCACCGGGAGCGCGCCGAGCGTAGCTGTTGCCTGGGTGGTCATTCCGCAGACCGCCACATTCTGACGGAGGGAGGAATAACCTATGAGCATCAGAATTGTTACCAAAGGCGGGCCCGGCAAAGCCGCATCGTATCGGGAGTTCCAGATGGATTCCACGACCGACAAGGACAACCTGCCCACGACCGTCCCGAACAGCGACGGCGAGGTCGCGGATGTTGACAGCAAGGCGTGGACCAAGGACTACCAGCACTTCTATGCGCTGGGCCTCGATAACGTCTGGCGGGAGGTGTAGCCATGGACATGCTTGCCTACATCCTGGCAAAGAAAGCCGCCTCCGGAGACGCCGCAGCTGCGGAGGCAGCGGCCAAGGCCTACTCCGACGCATCGCAGGATGCCGACCTGTTTGACCAGAAGATCTCTTTCGGCCTGCTTCTCAACTATGTGAGGCAGCATGAGATCGAAGCTCAGTACGGCACCGTCACGCTGACGAACACGCTGGCCTTTCCGTTCAACGACAGCCAGCAGACCGTCAGTCTGGCGACGTACATGCCGGACACCCATTATGCCGTTGTCACGCAGATCAAGTCCGCGGTCGGGAACCCCGGCGAAGTGGACGTGTTCGATAAGCTGACCAACGGATTCAAACTCAAAACCACCGGCAGCGCAAAGTCTGTCGTTGTGGACTACATTGTGATTGGAGGATTCACAGAATGATTATCGTCGAGAAAAACGCCGGCACGAAGATTCCCTATGAGGTCATCGGAAAGAAGATCTGCTTTGATGATGACCTGACCATCAATCTGCAGAAGCGGCAGAAGGACGATTCGGAGCACATCGACGTGTGCTATGACAACGACGGTGAGCTGGTGATCGGTGCCGCTGCCGGCCGCGCCTATGTCGCCGAGCTCGACATCCCGCCCATCGAGTACGAGGTCGAGGGCGAGGGCGAGGAGCAGACCGTCACGCCGCTGCCCCTTGACATGGACAAGGTTACGCTCTCTCTGTGGAGCATCGACTAAGAAAGGAGAAAATGAACTATGCCTGCGAATTTTGATCTTGCTGCTCTGGCGGTGAAAGCCGTCGCCCCCGGCAATGAGATTCTTTTCGATGACAAGGGCATGCCCTCCGTCATGGTGAAGATCCCGAAGATGACCTATGCCCAGCTCGGCATGGGCAGCAGCACCGCCGTTCACCCCGCGTTCATCATCAACGGTACTGAGGTGGACGCGATCTACATCTCCAAGTACCAGAACATCGTCAAGGACAGCCGCGCCTATTCGCTGCCCGGCCAGGATCCCAAGACGAGCATCAACTTCGACGCTGCGCGCCAGGCCTGCGAGGCCAAAGGCAGCGGCTGGCACGTCATGACGCGCATGGAGTGGGGCCTTCTGGTCCGCTGGATGCAGAACAACGGCGTGCTGCCGAAGGGCAACAACAACTACGGCAGGGACAACAGCGAGAGCAATTACAAGGCCATCCCTGCCACCAAGGATTCCACGCACTACGCCTTGCACACCGCCACCGGCACCGGTCCCCTGACCTGGTATCACGATCAGACGCCCTCCGGCATCGCCGACCTCAAGGGCAACGTCTGGGAGTGGATGGGCGGCATCCGCACCGTCAAGGGTGAGCTGCAGATCCTTGCCAACAACAACGCCGCCGATTCTGCCAAGTCCCAGGCCGCGACCTCCGCGGAGTGGAAGGCGATCAAAGCCTCTGACGGTACGCTGATCACCCCGGACGGCAATGGCACGACCTCCGGCTCCGTCAAGATGGACTGGGTGAGTTCCAAGCTGACCTACAACACCACCATCACGGACAGCGCCCCCGGTCAGCACAGCTGCACCTTCGCCAACATCGTGTGCGACGCCTCGATCGGCGATGAGGCAAAGCTGCTGCTTGCCGACCTCGGCATGCTGATGTACGGCGGCAACACGGAGCTCTTCTCCGGCGAGTATTGCTACTTCGACAACAAGGAAGACGAGCGCTTCTTCTACTCGGGCGGCTGCTGCAACGGCACGGCCTTCGGGGTCGCGTCCTTCGGCGGCCGCACCGCCCGCTCCGACTCCGGCGGCCACATCGGCTTCCGCGCCGCTTTTGTAAACCTGCCCTCTGCCTGACTGTGACCTGACGGCCCCGCGGTAGCGGGGCCTCCGTCCTCTCACCGCGCGAAGCGCGGTCGCGCAAATTTTTTCAGCATAACGTAATCCGTTATTTTCTACCGAACGCCCGCATGCCTCGCTCCCGTCGAGTATAATCAATCTACTTTTCGGGAGCGAGGGCGGCATCATGGCAGAAGATCTGAAAATCCAGCAGAAAATCTATGACATGATGAAGTACGCCTACCCGATAACGGCTCAGTTCCCGAAAAGCGAAAAGTTCACCTTGGTCGCCGACATCAAGAAGCAGATGGACATCCTCATGGAGCGGTGCATCGAGGCGAAGAAGAAATACTACAAGAAGACCACCTTGCAGGAAATGGACGTGGCCAACGAAAAGCTCATGGTCTACATCCGGCTCTCCTGCGATCTGCACTATATCTCCGTTCACACCTACGGGGTATGGTCGGATAAGCTGGTGGAAATCGGAAAGATGATCGGGGGCTGGCTGAAAGCTGTCAACGGCCAGAAATCCTCATCATAGGGAACAGGCCATATGCGCTTCTTCTACTCGGGCGGCAACTACAACAACACGACCTACGGGGTCGCGTCCTTCAACGGCAACAACGCCCGCTCCAACTCCAACGACAACATCGGCTTCCGCGCCGCTTCATCGTCCCGCCAGATGTGTCATGCTCACGGGTATGCGCCAGTGCAACGATGATAAAGGGGTCTGTTTCCTCGGTCAGCAATGGCAGAAAAATGATATGCCGAGACACCGGCGTTCCGGCCTCCGGGCACGGCGCCTGTCAGGAACGGCCTTCGGGGAGACTGGACGGTATGGAAAAGCACTCGCATGTTTTCGAGCGGTTTGTAACCTTCGATAACCTGTACGACGGCTACCTTCTTGCGCGCCGCGCCAAGCGGTACAAGGCGGTAGTGCTGGACTACTCCGCCCACCTCGAAGAAAACCTGATCGATTCGCTTAACCGGCTCCAATGGAAAATGTACGAGCCAGGGCAGCTCTATCCCTTCTACGAATACTTCCCCAAGCTGAGGCTGATCCACTCGCTGCCGTTCTATGACCGGGTGATCAACTGCGCGGCATACAACGTCCTGTGGCCGATCTACTCCCGCTCCTTCTATGAGCACTCCTACGGGAGCATCCCGGGGCGCGGAACGCTGAAAGCGGTAAAGCAGCTGCAGCACTGGATGAAGATGGTGGAGGGGAAGGGCTGGTATGTCGGGAAGATGGACATCGCCAAGTTCTTCTTCCGGATCCCGATTGAAGTGCAGCTCCGGGAGCTGGGCCGTCCTCTTAACGACCCCGATATGATGTGGTTCCTGGAGACGGCGATCCGCTGCGACGGTCGGCCCTTCGGCCTGCCGCTTTACTGCACCGACGTCACCACCGCCGAGCGCGTGGCCGGTATCGGAATGCAGGTCGGCAGTCTGATCAGCCAGATGACCGCCAACGTCGTGCTGACGCCGGTGGATCACTTCATCAAGCGGGAGCTCCGCGTCCCGTTCTATGAGCGGTACATGGACGATATGCCGTTCCTCTGCGAATCGAAAGACCAGGCATGGGACATCATCGGGGAGACGGACAACTACCTCCGGGAGCACTTCGGGCTGCAGCTGAACAACAAGACGGCCGTGGTCCCGGTCGGGCACCGCGTGGAGTTCGTCGGGAGGATCGTTACGCCGGACAGGATCGAGCTCAGGAAAAGCACGTCCCTCCAGATGAAGCGCCATCTGGCCTATGTCATGGAACACTACTCAACCGGGGAGCTTCCCCTTGAATACTGCCAGCAGGTCATAACCTCATACCTCGGCCTGATGAAACACGCCGACTGCGAGGAGCTGCGACGAAAGGTGCTGGAGGACTTCGTTCTCGTCCGGCACAGCCAAAACTGAAAAACACATGATGCAGAGAGCAACCGTTTCGGCGGTTGCTCTTTTGATGTAAGGAGAGAAAATGAGCCTAAAAGAGATTCTGTTGAATGGGGGCGGGCTGCTCTTGCTCCTGATGACGGTGATCCAGATCGCCCCCATCAAAATCAATCCGTGGTCGGCCATTGCCAAGTGGCTCGGAAAGGCCATCAACACCGATGTGCTCCACGAGCTCGACGATGTGAAGAAGGGACAGAAGGACACGCGGGAAGCTCTGGAAGAGCATATCCGAATGGACGATGAACGGAACGCGGACAGTCACCGTCAGCGCATCCTGCAATTCAATAACGAGCTGCTCAGGGACATCCCTCATACAGAAGAGGATTTTATCGAGATTCTGGCAGAGATCGACTTCTATGAGGACTACTGCCAGACACATCCGGAGTACAAGAACAACCGCGCCATCCATGCCATCGGTCACATCGGCCGGGTATATGATGAGCGCCTGCAAAAACATGATTTTCTCTGAGGAGGAAGAACATGAACATTACGCCTATTATCGAGGCGGTCATCGCTCTGATCGCCGCCATCATCACCGCCGTGGTCGTTCCGTACATCCGGAGAAAGACCACCAACGAGCAGCAGGCCACGATCCTCGCACTGGTCAAGATCGCTGTCGAGGCTGCGGAGCAGATCTTCAACGGCTCCGGCCGGGGCGAGGCGAAGAAGGAATATGTCATGGAGTGGCTGGAATCCCATGGCGTCATCGTGGACGCTGCCAAGCTTGACGCCCTGATCGAGAGCGCCGTCTATCAGCTGAAACAGGAGGAATAAGTCATGACCGAAGCTGAACTGAGAACACAGGTCGTAGAATGCGCCAAGAGCTTCCTCGGCTGTAAGGAGAGCGACGGTTCCCACCGGCAGATCATCGACATCTACAACAGCCAGAAGCCTCTCCCCGTGGGCTACAAGGTGACGTACACCGACGCCTGGTGTGCGACCTTCGTCTCCGCCGTGGGCGTGAAGCTGGGCCTCACGGATATCATTCTGCCGGAATGCGGCTGCGGCCGGATGGTTGCCCTGTACCAGAAGGCGGGACGCTGGACGGAGAACGACGCCTACGTCCCGAATCCCGGCGACATCATCATGTATGACTGGCAGGATTCCGGCACCGGCGACAACACCGGCGCGCCGGATCACGTCGGCCTGGTCGTGAGCGTGAGCGGCAGCACCATCACCGTCATCGAGGGCAACAAGAATGACAGCGTGAGCTACCGCTACATCCAGATCAACGGCCGGTACATCCGGGGCTATTGCCTCCCGAACTATGCCAGCAAAGCGACCGCCGCTCCCGTCACCGACTGGGCCGGAGAGGCGAAGACCTGGGCCATCAAGAACGGCATTATCAAGGGCACCGGCGTCGGTGCGGACGGGAAAACGGAATACGCCTGGAACAGCAACATGACCCGGGCGCAGCTCGTCACCGTCCTCTACCGCTTCGCCAAGCTGATTGGTAAAGCATGATGGCGAGAGGCCGACATACCCGCTCCCGGAAGAAGGCGAAGAAGCTGGACTACTCCAAGCGCCTGATTTCCGACATCCGCGGCCTGCTCTGGCTGGTGACTGCCGGCGTGATGCTGCTTTCTGCCTACTGCATCCATAAGGACTACATGGGCGCCCTCCCGTGGCTATCCGTCATGGTCGGGCTTCCGTGGTCCGCGCACGGTGTGGTCTGCAGCTGCTATCTGAACATGGCCAAATCCGACCACAAGGAAGGCGGCATCACCTACGACGCGGCCAAAGCGCACAACTTCATTGAGAACTCCGACGATGACCCGGAGATATGAGAAACACCCCCTCGACAGGATTTAACAGTCCTGCTGAGGGGGTGTTTTTTTGTTGCCCTCCGTGGCCCTCTGTGCGGCGTATCCCGCGGACATGCGCTTACCCGGCTATGCTCGGGAACTGCGGTTATAACCGCCCTGACGGGCTGAGAGGAGGCGTTAATCTACCTCGTGGCGCTCCCGCTCCACGATGGCCCATTCCTCCAGAGGAAGAACCTGGTGCGTGAAGTCCCGGATTGCCTCGTCCGTCCCGCAGGCATCGCACACATAGACGTGGGCGTGACGGCTCAGGGCGTTGGTGTGGATGCGGTCCTTGACGGTGAACTTCCCGCAGCGGGGGCAGTAGTGGTCCCCGTCCGTCTGCTCCTTCCCGAAGTGTGTGATGATCAGCCAGGCGTTGAACTCCTCATAGGTCATCTGGCCGGCTGCTTTCATGGCCTCGCTGGCGGCCTGCAGCTCCTCTTTCGTCCAATCTCTGCTCATGCGTGAAATCTCCTTTCTGCGTTGTCTGCCGCCTCCAGCAGCGGAGCGGCGTCAAATCCAAAGTCATCATATCCCCGGAGGATGGTGTCGAGGTATGCGCGGGTGGGGGCGGCGATCCGGTGGCCGGGCGTCATGATGTAGGCCATGGCGGAGATCGTCTTGCCCTTCACCCGGACGTAGAAGGTCTGCTTTTCGTAGAGCCAGGGCCAGCCCTCATAGCGGTCAAGCGCGGCCTCGTCCCGCTCTGTGATCGACCAGATCCCCACGGGGACGGATACGCCGTCCCCGCAAGGCTCGATGTTGGCCACCCCGCAGCGGCGGGAGTTGCCCCGGAATACCAGCTCGTAGTCCTCGATGGTGGAGCTTCCGATCTGGACGGCCTCCGGGCAGCGCCGGAGCATCTGATCGACGTCCAGGTTGCTGCCGTAGGCAATGTAGTATTTTCTGCTCATGCCGATACCTCCTGCACCATGGAAACCGCGACGGCGGTGGTAGCGGTGAATCTCGCCGGCTTATCGATCAGCAGAGCGCCGTTGTAGTCCACATCGACCACGGTGTAGATCTGGCCGTCATAGATGACCTTCTTCCCGGTCCACTTACTCCGGAGCCCTTCGATGTACTCCTTGTATGTCATGCGATCGCCTCCTCAATGTAGCTGATGGCCTCCTCCAGATTGTCAAAGGCACTGTCCAGATTGTCGCAGGCGGTCTCTGCCGCCTCATACCGTTCGGAGCCTTGCAGGTTCTCCGGCATGTTGTCCCGGTACTCCTCCTCTTCCTCTTTGAGCTCTTCCAAGCTCTCCTTCAGCTCCTCCAGCTGGTCGATGATCTCCTGCAAGCTCTTTCTGCGAATCTTGTTCATGTCAGTTCCTCCTTAGTCAGTGGTGTGGTCGCAGGCATCGCGGATGTCCTGCAAAAAGATTTCTTTCCCGGTGATCTTGTTGACCTTCCATCCGGCCCGATTCAGCATTCCCCATACATGGCTGTGGGCTTGATCGTAAGAGTAGGCGGCGATGTAGTGCTCAGAAGTGTCGTGCAGGGGTGGCTCCATGAAACGCTCACGGACCGCTTCGATAGTGAACTTATAGATATACATGATCTTCTCCTTTGCCCTCGTGACCTCCGGGGCGGGATCGTATTTGTCAGGCGACGGCGGTCTCGCTGGTGGCGAAGGCGGCGGTCAGATGCTCCCGGCAGGTCTTGAACTCGGCTCCGGTCAGACCCAGGCGGTTGGTCAGCACGCTCATCATCAGCTTGCCCTTCTGCTCGGTGGTCATGTTCGCGGTGGAGCGGAAGTAGAGGTTGTTGTCCGGGCAGGCAATCGCCCAGGCGCTCATGGCGAGGCAGAACTGGATGTAGGCCTTGATCTTCCCGGCGTGGGTGGTGCCGTTGAAAAGCCGGAACTCGACCGTGCCCTTGGTGAAGAAAGCGTGGAGGTTGATGCCGTGGTAGCGGGTGTCATTGTAGTGGGTGTGGTTGATGCCGCCGCAGTAGCCGTCGTTCAGCTGGCTGTACCAGATGCGCTCGGTCTGGCTCCGGTCCAGGCCCTCGGTCTTCTTCATGGCCTTGAACACGGCTGCGTTCACCTTTTTGCACCACCGGCCGGAGCGGTTGGCTCCGATCTGGAGGGCTTCGTAGAACAGGTCCTGACGGCCAACGGCGAAGTTCAGCAGGCGGGTCAGGCTGTCCGGCGTGTGGTTGGCTCCGTCAACGTGGACGTGGATGCCGCAGCTGTCGTTCGCGATGGCCCCGGCCTTCCGGAGAGCCCGGACGATGTTCTGCAGATCTTCGATGTCCTCATAGCGGAGGATCGGGGTCACGATCTCGCAGCGGAGGTCGGTGGCGGTGCGGGCGGAGGGCCGGCTTTCAATCTCGCCGCGGACCTTGGCCTCGGGCCGGATGGAGATGTCGCGGCTGCACTTCCAGGTGCGGCCCTGGCGGTCTTTCGCCGTCCAGCTGTCGTAGCCGTCGCAAAGGTGGTTGATGGCGGTGCCGCCGAAGTAGGTGGAGATAACTTTCGCGGCCTTCTGGCGGGTGATCCCGGTCAGCTCGATCTCGACGCCGAGGTTCTGCTTCTTCATCATGTCGTACATTTAGGTGTACCTCCCGTTCTCTTTGTTGGTCTTATAGTACACCATTTTTATGTACCTGTCAATAGTTTCGATAAACTTTTTTCGTGGACAGATAAAAAATTTTCCTTGACTTTATAACCGTTTCGGTGTACTCTGTTTCCGAGGTGATAACATGAGCATTTCCAAACAGATCAGAGCGCTGCTTACTCTCCGCGGAATGAAGCAGACCGATATTCAAGGGGCGCTTGGAATGGCAAGCAAGCAGAGCCTGAGCAACAAGTTCGTACATGAGCGGTGGTCCGCCGAGGACCTTGTGAAGATCGCGGAGGCCTGCGGCTGTGAACTGGCGTTTCTGGCACCGGACGGTCAGGTTATAAAGGTACAGGAAGAGAAAACAGGCCCAGGTGCGTGAACACCTGAGCCTGTGAAGGGCAGCACTATCACGGACTATGTACCTTATTTCCGGCCTTCGTGGATTCGATCTTCGGAATGGGATTTGGGATCCGGACGATGATCTCGCTGAGGTCGCAGTTCAAGACCTCGCAGATGAGGTCCAGATGCTCCAGATTGATCCGCTCGGCCAGTTCGTGATAATACTCGTTGATGGTGGTTGGTCTGATGCCCGTTGCCCGGGCCAGCTCTGCTTGTGACCAGCGAAGCTCGCCAAGCTTCCTGGACAGTAAAATCTTAATCATACGCGTGCCGCTCCTTTGGTGATAATCTATCGCATTTCATCGGAAATTGCAGGAAATTGTCGGATTATCACGAAATCGGTTATGGCGGGACACCGGAGAGAAACAGAAAGAGAGTAGATTCCATACTCGGAATACTACTCTCTTTCATTTTACCCGCTGACATGGAGCGGGGCGAGGAGTACGATGGCCTCTGTGGTGAGGATGATTACCA